GATTCTGTGCCCAGGTAGCATTACCTTGAACTTCAAGGAGGTTCGACTTTGATGCAGGTGTTACAAATACATAAACCTCAGTACCACCCGAAGCAGGGTAGTACTGATCCCATGTCGGCGTATCCGTAGTACTCACATAACGAAAGCCAACTGCAAAACCAACAACATTGCCGTCTGTGTCAACAGGTGCAACTGCACCTCTTTCAGCATTGCCTGTGGTGTCATTAAGAATAATGGGGTCTCCCGCAAAAGTTGGCGTGGCATAACTATCCACCATCTTAAACTCAAGAAGACCACCGCTGTTGTACCCTGCAAACGCATTGCTTGCGTTCCGAAGGCCAAATCCAGCCATTGGACTATCTCCTAAATAAATCTAGCGATAGCCGACAATGGGAAATCCATCATCAGTCATCGCCAAACGTGATTCGCGACCGACGCTCCGGTTGGAGCATGGGCATACGCGAATCTTGCTCTCTGAAGTAATTGCGATCGACTGCATCCATCTGCTCAGCAACCTCATTATTCGCATGTTCTTGAATCTGCGCGCCGATCTCAGAAGGGCGGGAGCAGAGAAGAAGTCCACCAATAAGGACATTGTCTGGGTACTGACTACCTCGATCTGAAACGATCATCAGTTCAGGGTAATCAGTGGAAAGAACAGGTTCCCATCCTTCTCGCAAAGCTTGCGAGACATTGATGTTATCTGCCTCTCCTCGCATAGACGCTCTTACATACCGAAAGTCCAATCCCTCGCGAGGATTAGGTGACGGTGTAAGTGCCGCAGGTTTCCACGGTGCCGATCGCTGTGTCTTTTCTCGCGTTTCAACTTCTCGTGTACGAGGAGCTTGTTCTCTTTTGCTGCGCGATTCAGTCATTACCTTGTCTCCTTCAGGAGCTGTTTGGCGTACTGTTGATTTGTTAACCCCAGGCGCTTCGCGAGGGCGACTGCAGTGGAAGTTAGTTGCACTTTGCGTGGCTTGTTTGTTGCGCGCCCTGCGGACGCGACCACGGTGGATGTTCGAGAACTCGCAACAGGCTCTTCTCTAGCCACTCCATTCTCAAACCGATCACTGAATACCTGACGTACCCTCTCATCAATCTTATTGTAGTACTCGTCACTATGAGGATCAATACCCGCCTTAACAAGGTTAGAGTGAACACCATATGCAAGCGATGTCATCTCATCGTCCTTGCCAAACCACTGGTTCTTAGACATCCAACTTTCCAGCTTAGGATCTTTAGCAGCCGGTGGTGCTGGAGCAGGTTGACGCAGATGGTCAGGCACAACACCCTGATTGGATTCAGCAAATTCCTTCTCTCTCTGAATCCGGTTCAACGCTTCTTGGGCATTAAGGAGATTATCCGTATTGCCCTCTTCATATGCTGCCTTGTACTGATCCCTAACTAAAGCCATCTCAGCGTTGGTCGAAGTCTTCATCTGCTCTAGAAGCAGATTCTCACCTTGACCCAATACGTTGCGAAGCTCTTCGTTCTGGCGGTGCATGTTCTCGGCATAACGAACAGCCTCTTCACGCATCCGTTCAGAAGATTCTCGCTGGCGACGTTCCTCATGGTATTCATATTTGAGCTTGTTAATGCGTTTGCCAGCGCGACCACTGTACTCTTCAACTTCATCAACAGAGCTTTCTGCAAAGCCCTCGTCCGAGTCAGAGCGTGCAGCTACCCGATCTTCTTCAGGTCGGTCATCGATAATCTCTAGATCAAACTCTTCATCTGATTGAACATCTACAATAGGCTCAGTGAGCGCGTTGCCCATGAGGTCATCAAGTCCTAGTTCACTCATGCTCTCACAATCCCTCGCGGATCTTGGACCACCGCTTCAACAGAATCATCGTTAATGATACGGAACTCTTTTCCGTGAATGCGAAGACGAGTACCGGAGTACGCGCGCATCACAATCCAATCACCCTCTTCACACCAAGCACCATTCGGGAATCGACTTTCATCTGAATAGGCATCAGGCCCTTTAGTCAGCACACACCCGACAATGCTTGCGACAGACTCAGCGTCTCGTCGTTCATCAGGGATGTACAAACCACCTTCAGTCGTTTCCTCCACACTGGGTAAAGCAACTAACAAACGAAAGCCGGATGGTGATGGTAGTTGCGAGGCAACACTGTCCTCGGGTAAATCCGGCTTCTCATCACTGTACTGAATCATTTCAGCCATTCTATTCAACCTTCCAATGCAAGGATTTTAATGGCATCCCCGTAAACCATATGCGCTCACTAGAGCGAATCATTTTCCTCTACTGCAGATGTAAGTCTCTTGTACTCCGTTTCCGCAGCATCGAGACCCATCAGATACCCACAAATCTTCTTATAGTCTTCCATGGTCTTAATCGATCCACCGATCAAAGCTTCTCTGTGGCTTTGTCGGATCTGGTCTATTGCGGCTAAGAACACGTTGTCAAACGTAGGCAAAACTATTGTTCCTTTTTATCTGCCTTGATTAAGTCAAGAGCCATTCTTGTCCCTTCCAAAACACCCCTGGATTCAATTTCATTCTCAGCCGTATCAGCTTTAAGTACTTCAGTGAATATGTCAGCTTCAATTCTGTCCTCTGCCTTAATGGCATTGGTTTCAATCCGCTCACGTTCAATCCCATCACGAGACTTAGCCTTCTCCACATCAAGCTGAAGTCTAGCTTCACGCTCTTGGGCGCGAGAAGAAACGTCCTGTTCCTTAATATCCAGTTCACGCGATCTCATCTGAAGGATTGGGTCTTGAGCTTGCTCTTGTTGCTGCTGCTGCTGCTGCTCTGCCATACCCTGCTGAAGGATACGTTCAGAGGCTTCAGCGACTAGCTTAGAAAGCTGCACTTCTACATCATCGGGAAGAGGCTCGTCGGGCGGCGGTAGCGGCACACCGATCTGATTCTCAATCTCTTTACGATATTGGAATGCTAAATGCTCTCCCACATGAGCAGAGAGAGCGGCCTGCTTAATACTAGCATCAGGAGCCATTGCTAACAGCTCTGCCATCCTAGGCTCTTGCGCCGCAGACATATGGGCAGTGATGTGAGCTTCATGGTCTTGCCACATGAAAGCTTTCACTGGATCACCCAGGATCAAGTTCATATTCTCAGAGACAGGATCTCTAGCGGGGATCTCGTCTTCTAGAGGAACAAGTTGATCTGCGTCTTGGATGCCCAGAACTTCAAGCATCTGTCGATGAAGCTTAGGTAAGTCATACAACTGAGGGGCCGTACCTGCTAGCTGGAGTGCTGCTTGGTACTGCATGATCCTCTGGGCCATCGTAGAAGAGTTAGGATCACTGACCGGAATAACATCGATACGATCATCGAAGTCTTCTGGCTTCATCACTTCATCACCGTCTAGGTCATACGGGTATGAATGAGGGGAATGATCTCTGACAATTTGCTCAAGGATCTTAAACTCATGCTTCATTGCAGCATGAAGTCGAGCCTGAACTGCAGACATAACCTTCATGGATCTTTCCATGAGAGCCAGTGTCGTACCTACCGGAGCTTCTTGATTCATGTCGCTCACGTTAAGATCAGTAAGCGAAGCGAAGCGACGACCTTCTTCTACGATGTTGCCAAGAAGATTTGCCAGTACAGTGGAGGGTTCCTTGTAGGGAAGGAAGCTTATGTTCTCTGCGATGGACCCACTAGGGACATCTACATCACGGAACTCACCGGGAGAGATCGGAGTGTCATCTCCACGGATGCGGAGTCCACGAGACTTAAGACCACCGGGTAGGTTGCTAAGTGTGCCTGCATCCACCAACTGCCGAAGGATCGAAGTGGCTGACTTAGCAATCCCGCCAATCATATGAACTAAGCCAAACCCATAGAAGCCCAGACCCGGAACATATTCATAGTGAACAAAGTGTTCACGTCGCATTCGGTTCTCATCATCCTCCATCCAGTTACGACGGATAGACAGCACCGAGCGAGAACCCTGGTCAATCGTAACTACATACGGGAGAGCGATCCCTGTACATTCACAATCCTCGTCCGTATCTTCAAACCCTGCTAGGTCAAGATCTACATGCATCTCAAGGATTGTGTACCTGCTATCAGAATCATAGCTGGGGCTCTCACCTGTTAATTGGTCATACTTCTCTTTGATACGACTCGTAGTCGTACCATCATCCTGCAGATCAATGTCTCGGTAAAACCCGTTAACTTGAAGCTTACGAATGTCATTGGAATTCCGCTTCAAGACATGAGTGATCCGTTCGCAAGTAATAAGAGAAGAAGCGCCATACGAAACGACTAGGTCTTCAGAAGGGATAAACATGGCGCAAGGGCGATCCATGCTGGGATCCCAATACACCTTGCGGAAAGCAGAACCTGCAAGAGGGAGACTGAAGAGAAGCTTCTCTGTCTCAGGTCTGTACTCAGACATAACCTCAGTCGTCAGGTAGTTCATGTAGTTCTCTACACGATTCGCCTGTTGCTCTTTTTCGGGCGTCATCTTCCCGACGATACGAGTCTTTACTGGTCCACCGGATGGAAAGATCTCACCAATCGCTTGGCTCTGGAAGCGGACGACTGCTTCCGACAGGATGGGGTGGGTGACGCCACAAGCACCTTCCCAGGGAGAAGTACGATCATCGATCTTCATCCCTAGTTGATCAAGCCCTTTGACGTAGCTCTCTTCCCAATCCTTACGACTCTCCTTATCACTATTGTACTGCGACACTAGTTCAGACGAGATCTTCCCTAGCTCGTCATCTTCCATATGCTCTGCGAGATTCTCGCCAAACTCAACTTCTTCCATAGCAGAGGCATCAGGATCAAAGTCAATGAGAATTCCTCCCTCATCATCTTCAATCTCGCCGACAAGATCAGAGTCCTCTTCGATAACAAACTCTACTTCCGGCTCCGCCTCTGGGGGGAGCAAGTCGGAAAGTGTTACCGGCATCTCTGAAAGTGATTTCTCTATTGCCAACTTGAACTCCTGAAATTGTTAGTCGTACTTACTTTCACCGATTAGAACTAGCATTCTAATAATAGTCTGCCTTAATGGGTGCAAAGTCTTGATCATCTCTGTCATCCGATGCCAGAGAAACAAACCCCCCTTGGCGGAAACGGATCAGTGCTTGAGTCGAGGAGTCCACAAGGTCATCATGTTCACCGGAGGGAAAGGAGGCAAACTCCTCCACCACTTCCTCGGCATACTTCTTCTGAGGACGCCACACAATCCCTGACGCAAACAGATCCGCCACAGCATTCACTCTGGCGATCTTATCATTTCCTCTAGACGGAGTGTACTCCTGTACAGGGACTCCCACTGCTCTGAGTTCAAAGATGAGTGGCATCCCTGCCGCCTTCCCTTCCACAATCAACGCATCCGGCTCCCACTTCTTATAGTGGTTGAGCGCGAACTTCTTAAGCTCAGGGAACTCCATCCTGTCCTTGATTGCCGATAGCAAGATCAAGTTAGGCTGAGAACGCCCATCGTCGCTGTCTTTGTAAAATATACCCCATGTTGTACAAGCAGAGTAATCCGCTCTCTGTGTCTTAAGGAACGCTGTATCCCAAGATTGTATAATGAACTCACACTCAGGTGGATCGTCATGTTCCCAGATCTTCCACCATTCACGCTTAACAATCGCCCCCTCTTCAGAGGTGGGATCCTGTTGGTACTGAGCTTGCCACTTGGCTGTGGGAAGTTCAGCCTTCAGCTTATTGAGTTCTTCTAGCTTCCAGAATTCGGGCCAGAGGGCGCTGCCGGAAGGAAGGATTGCAGGAAGCTCTATCACTTCCCACTCGTCCGAGCCCGATCTTTGCACCGACGACTTAAGGATCTGACCAGTCAGATCTCGCTTATGCCACCGTGTCATCACTATGACAATCGCGCCACCCGGCTGCAGGCGCTGGCGCGGACCTGACGTGTACCACTCATACACTCGGTCGAACACGCTGGCATCTCCACTCTGACCCTCTTGTTCTGAATGAGGATCATCAATAATAAGTAGATCAGCACCCTTACCAGTTACAGCGCCCCCCACCCCAATTGCAAAATACTCACCTCCTGCACTGGTGTTCCAACGTCCCGCTGCCTTGGAGTCCTGCCTCAACGTAACCCCAGGAAACACCTTCTGGTAGTCTTCACTACCTACTAGGTTTCTAACCTTACGCCCAAACCCCACAGCAAGCTCTGCAGTATGTGCAGTCTGGATAACCTTCTTCTCTGGGAAGCGCCCCAAAAACCACGAGGGAAGAACATACGACGCAAATTCTGATTTCGTATGGCGAGGAGGCATGTTGATAATCAACCGCTTCAACTCACCTTTGGCTACCCGCTCGAAAGCGTTAGCCATCAGCTTGTGGTGCTTCCCCTCAATAAAAGAGGGCCACACTGTCTCCACAAACTTTAAGTACTGCTCCTGCCCATCCTTCTGTAACTGCAAACCCTGATACTTCTGGACTAGAGCGTGGAGCTTCCTGGCATGGTCAGGGCTCAGCTTATCTAGATTGTCGAGCAACGGCTCTATCCGAGCTAGCTCTGGACTCACGCTAGAAGACAACCACCCACCTCACACAACTCTTTGCGCCCAATAAAAAGGCCCGCCCTAGCTCTGTGAGGGACTGTCTAGGGGAAAGCTAGACCACTGAGTTTAGAGCGAGCCTGTGACCAGAACTCCAATAGCTAAGTGGGATATGACTAGGTTGCACTGGACTACAGACTAGGACTTACTGATCTGGTGAATCCAATTCCCTTTCAGGGAACCAGTGGATACAAACTAGTGATCGCCAAACTTACTATGGTCATATGGTAAACCCTATATATAACAAGTACTTAGTACCGGGTGTCCCTTATGGTATGGGTAGTATAACAAATACCCCCCCTTGACGTGCAAGGGCGGTATTGAAAATATCTGAAATAAATATGTGGGCGCTATATCTTAACCTTGGGCTGGAACTCAATATGGATATGGTCACTCTCCAAAACAACGTCAAACTCTTCACCAAGAGATTCACTCAATCCCTCAGTGAACTGAGGAAGGAAATCATTCACTATCTCCCAGATTCTTATATCAGCCGCATACCCTACATAGTGGAGTGAACCAAACCCATGGGCGCCATCTACTGCTGATGTAACAACAATGTCTGGTAT